ACCTATTTCATAGATTGCAAAATCACTAAATACATCTAATTCTGTATTTTCGTTTAGCATTCCGAATGATTCATTTACACTACTCAATCTTGCATTTGCAAAACCTGGTGTGTCAACTAAATCATATGTAAATAATTTATGAATTTTTACTGATTTATCTTCGGTAACAGTTCCGGCAGCTCTTGATGATATATGCAAAGGAATTCCGGCATCAACAATTGCTTTTGCTTGTTTACCAGCATCAGTATCTAATAATTTGATTTTTCCCATTACTCGATTGTTTTCATCATCCATCCAAATTTCTTCAATTTTATGTGATACATTTTTCAATGTAGTTTCAAATTGTTTTGGGTGGTCTAATTCACCAACTGCAGTTCCACTTTCTACAACTTTCTTTAGAGCTTCGAAATGTGGTTGAAATTCTTTTCTAGTATAAACTCTACCGTTTCTATTTTCAGAATCGAATTCCGTAAATACACCTTCTAAGACATATTTATCAGCACCAACGGCATTGGTATTAGGTTTTACCGAAAATTTTGATTTTTCTATTAATAAGTAATCTTTCATTTTCTTTAATTAATTTTGTTGTAATTTATATTATTTAATCAAATTTATTTTTAACTTTTTAAAAGTCTGCATCTTCGGCATCTTCCATCCCTGCATCCATTTGTTTATCTTCTTTAGCTTTTAACTTTCTATTAAGTTTTAAGTCAGATTCAGATAAAGTTGTAAGGAATTTTCTAACCAAAAATTCAGAACTAAAAAATCTTACTTCATTTCCTTCAGCATCAAAATCAATCAATGAATCTTTTGCTGTACTAATTAAGTCTAATTCACTTTGTAGTAATTCGGTTTCTTTTAATTTTTCAAATATATCATATCTTGACCAAGATAAATTTACTTTTGATTCGAATAACGGGTCATCGGCCAATTCTTTAATATCTCTTTTGGTTTGTAAAACTACGGGTCTAATAAGTATTTCTTGTATTTTACCTCTTAATCTATCAACAAATCTACTGAAATATATTTCTTCTCTAGTATATCCTTCTGCCGATGATTCAAAAGTAGGTGATTCTTCTTTTATAAATCTGTTTCTAGGAACTTTCGAAACTTGAATTAATTTATCAACGAAATAATTTAAAGATTCAGTATCTGATAAATCAGGACCTTCATTTCCTATATTTTCAATTTGAGGTGTTCCTTGGTCACCTTCAGGAATCCAATATTCTTTTGAAAACGGCATCATTGATTTACCGTTTATTTTCAATTCTCCAGATTCATTATCAAAATCTACATTTTCTCTATATGATTGCATTAAAGAACCAAGAGTTTGTTTTGCCATTTGTTTAGATTTTCCACCAACCGGTATAACGAATTTAGTTTTGTATGATGAATTTACAACAGCCCAAATAATTCTAGATTGTTCCATAATTCTTAATAAATTAAAAGAACGTATCAATCTTTCAGTATAAGAAACTCTATTTTCGTTATTGATTGCAGAATAAGATAAGAATATAACTTGTGCATCAGACAATTCTCTTTTCTTTACAGCATCTAGTGGATATTGTACCCAACCTCTGGTACCATCTTCATAAATTTTAGGTGTCAATGATATTGGGTCTAATTCTTTAAATCCTATAATATTAGTATTTGAATTATCCCAAATAATTTCGTATGCTAGGTATCCATCAATTAAAAATTTCTTTACAAAATACCAAGCTGTATTTTCATTCTTGAAACCGAATAGGTTATAAATTTTCTTGAAATTGTCATTTAGGTTTTCCGTTATGATTTCAGAAAATTCTTCTTTCATATTCGGGTCTGCCTCAAAATCAACTTGTGCAAAATATCTATCAGTATTATAAACAACAATTTCATCCGTTAAAGTATCAAGAACCATTTCGATTTCGTCTTGCATTGCATACTTTCTGATTTGCTCTATTCTTCCAGGATAAGTTTCGTCAAAAAATGGAATATTCTTTTTAGAATAAATGTCTGAATAAGAAAAATCATACAACTGGTCCATGTTGTTGTTATCATAACCATAACGTAACATATTGTTGTTTTCTTGCCAACCGATTTCGTTTTCAATAGAACCTATTGCTTCTGAATTGGATATAACACTATCCTTAAAATCGTATCCCCTTCCTGATAATTTTCTAAGTGTAGTGTTTCTAAATGTTTTATTATTAACATTTGGATTAGTACTATTCACCCCATTTCTGTTAAATATAGATGCCATATTGTTTTCTTTTGTTGTATTATTTAATTACTTAGAATTCTTTGATTTTATATATTCTTTAATCATTTTACTATATGATATACCTTCAAAATCTTCAATTGATAGAAATGCACAATCTACCCAACTATTATAATTTATACAATATA